CTATGCTTTCTCGATGAGCGATTTGAACGCAGCCACGCTTTCCGCCATCACGATTTTGCCGCGGAAGGCAAGCCGCGACCCGATGACCGTGACCGCATACGATGCATCGTTAATCGCATGCGCGAACGACACACCGCCACTCGGGTGCGCGCTGCTGTAGCCACGATAAACCACACGGCTCGCTGCAGTACTTATACTGTACGTATCGGCATAATAAGTGGAGGAAGAACCGTTCAAACTGCCGACAGGTACCATGTCCATGTACTTGCCGTGCGCCACAGCGGTGATATACCAGCCACTGTTGATCATGCCCTTCACCATCCTCGTCGTGCCGTCAGGCATCCAGATGCGCCACTTGCCGGAGTTGCCGCTGTCATTCGGCAGATCCACACCGTCCATCATGTCCCATTTATGACCGTAGATGTCCTCATAACCCAAACAGCAGATGTTGTTCACCTGCGTGACCTTCGCCTTGCCGTACTCATCCAATCCCTTATACCAGGCGTACTGGTGGACAAGTCCATCGATGAGCGAGTTCGTCACACCCGGGTCGATGGTGCGGGCTTCCTCGAAGCCGATGGTGTCCTGCATGCCGTAGCCCATCGTGCCGCCCGTAACGCGGTTGTTGGTATGCGAGCCGGCTCCGCACTGCTCCTGGCTGTCCCTGCGACCATAGCGGGCATAGAACAGGTTGGCGATGCGGGAGTGCATCAGCGCATCGATCTGCTGCATGCCCCGCTGCTGGCTGTAGTAGTGGAAGTCGCTCCACGTCATGCTCGCCACCGTGCTGTTCCCCGTGATGCACGCCCGGAGCTTACTGCCAACGACACTGCTCCCCACCACGGCGCACAGGTGTTCGTCGTTGGCAACCCAGTCCGGCTCCATGTCCTCGATGCGTTCGCTGTTGCTCAAAACCACCTTGTCGAACTCCGCCGTATTCAGGATGGAGAAGTAAAGCCGGGTCGCGCCCTGCGGGACATCAGCGATAAGGTACATGCCCGCCTCGAAGCGGCTGCCCAAGGTCGAAACGACAACCGTGCCGAGGATATGCCCCTCGTCGTCCGTGAAAATAGAGCCGACAAGGCCGGTACCCGGAACGCTCGGAAAGCGCACACGCCGATAGCCCTCCACGAAGGTCATGCAGACGGAGTAGTTGCTGTCCGTGCTGTACGACGACTCGAGCGAGGTCTTGCCGCTCATGATCTTCTTTCCCTTCTGGTAGCCGTCAAGCGTACCCTTGAGGTCGTCGAGCGTCAGCACCGTGGCCTTCGGGACTGATGGCATGCGATCCCTGGGGTTGGAGCTGTAGCAGCTGTAGTGCTTGCCGCCGAGGTAGTCGTTCACGCCCTTGCTCCAGAAGAACGGCTCGTACATCATCAGGTCGCCCTCCTGTCCGTTCAGCTTCGCGACAGTACAGGAATTGATATCCTGAGCGTCAGCGTAGTAGTTCGAGTTGCCGTCATGCAGCGGGTAGCAGGTCATCTCCCCGTCCGGATTGTTCACCTCCACGTCCTGACCCGCCATCTTCACCTGCCGTTTCGTGGGCAGTTTCGTCACCTTTGCAAGCACGCGGCGGCGCTGGCGGAAGATGGCAGACACGTGCGCGCTCATCTCGTAGTCGTTGCCGTATTTGTACCCGGTCTTGTTGTCGAGATTGCTGACATTGGCATCGTCCGAAACTGTGTCGTCGAACTCCAGCATCGTGTATTCCGGCTGCCGGATGTTCAGCTCGTCGAAGCGTGCGGCATACTTCGCATATGTCTCCTCGTCCAGATACTTGGTCAGGCGGTAGGTACCGATGAGCTTGCAGCGCCCGTTCACGGGGTTACCCTGCGCGTCGAAGCCGCCCAGCCCCGCATCGTACCAGGCCTTTAGGTCGCTGCCGTCGCCCTCCAGGTCGATGCCCGTGATGCGGACATGCTTCAGCGCACCTTTTAAGGAGAACAGCTCGTCGAACGCCTGCTTGCCGTCAATAAGAGCGCAGTTCTCCACCCACAGCCCCGTCAGGTTTTTCTTCCCGTCGAAGGTGATGTCCTTCCACGCCAGATAACGCATGGAACGCAGCGTCAGTGTCTGGTAGTTCTCCGGCAGGTGCAGCCGCTTTAGCGTGGCTCCCTCGGCGAAGGTGACGGTAGCCAGCTTCGTGCAGCCGGAGGCATCCACTTCTTCCAGGCGGTTGCAGCCCGACACGTCGAGCGTCGGGAGGTTCACGTAGTTCACAACCTCCAGCCGGCGCATCATCGGCAGTTTCGTGCCAAGGACAAGTTCAGTCAGGGCGTAGGTGTTCTCACCACTACCCAGCACCAGTTCCTCCAGCACGGGAAGGGTTGGAAGGCTCATGTCCGTAAAGCCGCCCCAGCCGCTGAGGTCGAGTTTCCTCATCCACGCCCCGCCGTACAGGTGGAAGATGGTGCCGATGTTCGCCATCTGGTCGTAGGTATAGCTCCATTCCTCGTCCTTCGCCACGGCATCATGCACCATTGTCGTGCCCTCCCTGCGGAACTCGAAATAGAAGTCCCTCGCCGGAATAGCCTTCACCGTGGCTCCGGCGGCACTGTTGCCCTTGAAACTGATGTCCGTGCCCGTGTACTGCCCCGTGCTGTATCTCGCGTCCAGAAGCCCCATGCGGTTGGTCACCCACCAGTGCCGGTGTGCCTTGCGGCTGCCCTGCATGGCCTCCAGGTAGGAGTACTTCACCTTGCTCACCTCCCCGTCACGGTTCACCTCCACGCCGAGGGTCTTCGGCTCGACATACTTGTTCTGCGCGTCGAGGTTGTAGATGCGCTCGCAGAACTTTGCGCTCTGCTCCGTGTCGAACATGTTGAAAACAGTGCTGTTAGTCATCCGCTCACGGATACGGCGGTAGGCCGCCTGCAGTCCGTCGGGGAACTGCTCCCTGAGGTTCTTCCACAGCACGCTGTCGTGCCCCGCATAGGCGTACACGGTCTTCTCGTCCGTGCTCAGCTCCGGGTCGGTGGTCTCCTCGTCGATGTCCCATCCGTATTTCAGACGGCCGTCGTTGCGCACGCCGAGGATGGTGTCGCAGTCGTAGAAGATCATGTAGGCGAGCATCTTCCCCTTATCGGGGTCGTACCAGAAGCCCATCATCATGTTCTTCACCCGCTGGTCCACGCAGCCCATGATCTCGGTGAACATGTAGTAGTCGCACAGGTAGTCCACGTCGAACCAGTCCGCCAGCTCCGCCTTGAACTTCGCGCCGTTGTCCTTGGTGCTCTTCACCCACTTCACAAGAGGTTCGAGGTACTTGGGCTTTCTCGTGCCGGCCTCGTATTCGGCGTTGATGTCGTCATCGTCCGGGAACCGCGCCTCGAACACCTTCAGCCAATTCGGACTTCCGTCGTCGCCCTTCGTGTCGAAGTCGTCGTCGAGGAACATGCCCATCGGGTAGTCGTTGTTCAGGAACTCCCAGCACTCGGTGGGATTCTGCCCGCCGAACTTCTCCGTCACCCACGCCTGGTCATGATAGCCGGGGATGTCCAGGAAGCCGAACACGGCCTCCGTCGACTTGTCGTTGTTGAAGTTGAACTTGCCCAGGAACTGCGGGGTCTCCTCCAGCGTGCCGCGGTAGAACAGGTAGCAGGGCTCTCCGTCGATGGTGGTGCGCACGTCATAGGCGTAGCTCCCCGCGCAGTGCCTCTGCGCCGGGGTGAGTTCTCCGGCCTCCGTCAGCACGTTCTGCACGAGCTTCGCCATACCCGTGTTGTGGGAGCTGGAACTCTCGGCATAGTCCGCCTTCAGGCAGAAGCAGTCCACGGGGGCAGCGGCCTTCCGCTGTCCCGATGCCGGACGAAAGGAGTATTTCACCTTGCTCTGCAGCTCGCCGCCCACGCCCTGCTCGTTACAGCCGAGGTACAGGTCGCCCGCCATCTTGGAGGCGTTCTTGAAGTAGATGCGGTAGTTTTTGATAGGATACGCGAGAGAGCTGGTGCCCTGCAGACGGATACAGCCGCCCACGAGCCGGAAGTTCAGTTCCGGCCGTCCCTTGACCACGCAGAGCATCTCGTCCACGTCGTACTTCGGGTCCTTGTCGTTGTTCACAGCCGCCTGCAGCACCGTCGGAACGCCGTTGTCCTCCCGTCCTGTGACAATCAGGTAGCGCATCCCCTCCGGAACGCTGTCCACCGTCACGTTGCCGTTCTCGTCGATCACCCGGTTGCTCTCGTACAAGTCCAGCATGGCGTCCGCCGTGTCTTGGTCGAGCATGTAACAGTCCAGCACCTGCGCGTCGCTCAGGTAGGTGTCCCAGGCGCGGAGTAGGTACACGTCGGTCGTGGCTCCCTCCGCGCCCAGCTCTATACGTGCCGGGGCGTTCTGGTACACGCTGTCGGCGGTGCCGCGCTGCACCGAGCCGGACATGATACCGTTGATGTACAGGTACACCATCTCCGTGTTCAGCTTCTCGTAGTCCGACGAGCCGTCCGCGCTCTGGGGATGCGACACGAAGGCGACCTCGTAGGTCTCCCCCGCCGCCATCTTCATCGACAGCGTGCTGTTGCCCCGGGTCGTCAGCCTCGCCTCCTGCGCCGTGATGACGAAGCCCGTGCCGTCCGAGTCCACGCACCGGATGACCTCAGCATCCTCGTCCACGACTTCCGTCACCTTGTACTTCACCACGAAAGCGAAGGCGTTCGTCACGTTCTGATCGGGCTGCTGCAGGGGACGGTAGTCCACGGTGGCGCGTGCCTGGTCCCGGAGGCGGAGGGCGTTGTCCATCCAGCCGTCACCGCCCCACTTGAAGCCCTCGAACGTCGTTCTTATGCCGTTATAACTCCATTCTTCGCGGTTCACGTCGCTGTTGCTCCTGCCCTGCGCCGAGAGCTTCAGCTTCAGCCCGTCCGCGGGTTCACTGATGTCGAGGTCGCTCTTCTCGGCGACGAGCCGGAAGGGATAGGCCGCAGAACCGCAGGTCAGCGAGCAGGATTCCTCCCCGTAGTTCTCCGCACGGAGGTTCAGGGTCTGCGTCCCGAATGCAACCATTGACGAGGCGGCGAGTCGTCCGCCGACCGTCACGTCCACTTTCGTGGGGGTCTCCAGCGGATTGTAGGCGGCATAGGTGACCGTGTAACTGTCGAACTGCCTGGCTTGGATATACGGGGTGACTCCCGCACCGATGACCGTCCCGTCGGCATAGTCGAAACGCGTGGAGAAGACCGGGGAGCTGTTGCCCGCTTCCCTGACCCCGATGCCGAAGTAGATGCTGTTGCTCTTGATGGTCGCGCCGTCCGGAAGTTCCAGCTCGACGACAATCTGCACGCCGTGCGTGCCGTGCGCCATGCCGGAGGTGGCGATACTGAGCGAGCCGTTGGCCGTAGAGGCGGTGATGGTGCGGTCTTCCGTGTCCACACCGTCCACATAGCAGCGCAGGGTCTTGTTGCCGGCTCCCGTGAGGGCGTAGGGTATGCTCACAGACTGCCCCCTGTTCACCGCCGTGGCGATGTTGAAGGAACTGGTGAGCACCAATTGCACGACATTGATGCTCCAGGTCGCCTGGCTCACCTGCATCTCTGCGCCCTCGCCCACCTCGACACGCAGGCGCACGGTGTTCGTGCCGATGCCCATGTACTGAGTCACATCGACGGTGTTCGTGCTGCCGGCCGAAGCGGTGGAGGTCAGCGTGCTGCTGTTTGCGCCCTGCATGACGGTCACCGTGACACGCGCCGGGTTGCCGGTGCTCTCGCCGGTCGTGGTGTCCACCTGGTCATATTTGTACGACAGCTTCACCTCGTCGCCCTTCTTCACGGTCTTGTTGGCGGTCAGGCGGGTCAGCACGATCTTCGTGGTGGCGACCGTCCCGCCACCTCCACCCGTGAACTGGTCGCTGGTGCTGATGACCTCGCCCTGCTCATTCAGCAGGCTCAGGGAGTAGGCCTTGTCGTCGCCCTCCCCGATTTCGTTCAGCTGCAGGGCCGCACCGTAGCTGCCACCGAACTTCTTCAGCTCCGCGGCGACACCCTTGCCGCTGACAGGGTTCGTGGAGTTCTCGTTCACGGTCTGGTCCACCTCCACCACCGGGATGTCAAGCGACACCCCGCCCTGCTCGTCGGCGTTCAGGGTCTCGCTCGCCGTGCCTTTCGTCACATGGATGGTCTTGATGGCGTCCCCGCCGCCGAAGCGTTTCCATGCCGCAGGTGCCGACCAGTTCTCCGTGCCCGTGCCCTCATAGCGGTAGTCCTCCCACCGCCCGGCGGCCGCCTCGAAGGTGATGATGGTGCCGGGCTTGTCGGCATCCTCAATCTCAGCGGAGGACATCACGGCCACGGCGGTATCCTTGGTGTAGTAACCGCTACCGAGGGGGTGGCGCAGGGTTACATTGTAAAAGCCGCTCCCGCTACCTCCGCCGCTACCCTTCACCAGCGCACCTTTCGCGCTGTCCCAGACATACAACGCGTCCCCGCACAGGTACGCCTTGTCCTTGAGCGGTTCCGTGCGCGTGGCGTTCATGAACAGGTCGGCAGGGGGTACGCCTTCCACGTTCCAGTTGCCATAATAAGTCCCGCCCACGAGGTAGGCGAAAAGGCACGAGGAGCGCACATACACCACCTCTCCCCCAGCCTGCGAGGTACTCGACTGGGTGATCGTGGCGGTGTCCACCATGCGCGAGAACCGCGCGGTGGCTCCCCGGAGTGCCGCGCCGGAGGTGTTCTCCACCAGAAGAGCGGCGTTCCGGGCCGCCTCGGCCGCCGCGTTGGCTTCCTCTGTGGCCGTTTCGGCTTTGCCTGCAGCTTCGTTCGCCCGGTTTTCCGCGTCCCCGAGTGCCTTGACGGCATCGTCCGCACGCTTGGCTGCCGCATTGGCCGTGGCCGCCGCGTCCTTCGCCGGCTTCTGGAAAATGTCCAGGGGCACGTTCACCAACTCGTCGCCCCGCTGTGCCGGGAGCGACTTCACACCGTCGAGCGAGGTCACGCTTTCCAGGTCCTCGATGCTGCTCGACGACTCCTGTACCCGTGCGAGGACCTCCTGCACGAGTTGTTCCGTTGTCATTTCTTCTGCCATACTCATTTCTCCTTATCTGTTTCCAAACTCTTGTTCAACATGTCTTCCAGTCCGTCTATCACACCGGGCAGACAATACCTTTCTACCACCGCTCGTATCATTTCAACCTCTTCCTCCTCAAATTCCGTTTCGCCGGTGCTTTCGAATATCTTGAATGCAAGATGATGAGCCCGGATTCCATTTACCCGGGTGTACAGCAAATCGGCTATCGGTTCTCGGGCATCCATGACTTGTCTCGTCTTTCGAGTTATACCTGTAGGTATGCTGAACTCTCTGAAATTCAATTTTCTCATATTGCTTCCTGCTTTTAGTATGAATGATTCAATATCTGGTAACGGAATCCGTCTGCCTTGGTAATAAGCACCGTTACGGAATCTCCGGATGCCATTTCATAATTCTGTATGCCCTCGTTGTGATTATAGATGCCGTTGAGCACTATGGTCTTCGAGCCCGGTCTGACCCTGAATGTAACCAAGGCGGCAAAATCAGACGGGAGGGAGTTCAGTCCGAACTGACGGCATACAGAGGCTTCATTCGGGAGAGTAACGGTTGCCTTATCATAATTCGGCTGGTTAAAATACATCAGTATGATATTGTGTTGCGAAAAATCAACGGTATAGTTACCACTGCCAAAGGTCAGCAGCTGGGCTTTTGTGTTGATAAATGCCGGGGCTATCAACGATGCGTTACTATGAATACCGTAATTCTTCGTACCGCCTGTAACATCGATAAACAAACCATAGTTAGCTTGATCATACCCATAATCGCCGTACCTGTTCTGCGCTTCGTTCACGATACGTCCTACCGCTGTGAACGCACCTCCTGAACTGGCTGGTATTACATCATTGCCGAACATCACATACCCCTTGTTCCCGCCAACACGGAAAAAGTCATCATAGATAGAAAGACCGCCTCCAGAGCCTTGAGCTGTAGAAACAGATCCAATACGTCCACTCCCGATTTCAAAACCTCCTATTTTCCCTTTATTGCTGTCTATCTCTCCGATAAACTTGCCATTAACGGCCTCGATGCTCCCGTCCTCCAATATCCTGAAGTTGCTGTTTGCCGTCACCAGGCCTTCAAGCTGGATATGGTCCGCCGTCAGCTTGATCCTGCTGGTCGTATTCCCATACTCGTCCTCTTCTTCCACGCTCACGCCGATAAGGGCGACCTTGCCGTTGGCATCTTGGGCGTAAAGGCCTGCCCCCTCGGGCTTAACCACGAGCCCCGTCTCCTGCAGCATGTTCTCGTCCCGGTCGAACACTGCCGCCGAAATCTTCACCAGACGCTCGCTCTGCTCGAAGAGGGTCCGGTACTTGTAGGTGAGCGCATCCGCCTTGTTGGTCGAGAACACCAGGAGCGAGATGTAGATGATGCCCGTGAACGAGAGCTTGAAGTCCCCCGTGCCGTTCCACAGCCCGTCCACATTGAACAGCTTCCAGCCGCTTGTGGCTTCCAGTTCCTCCTCGTGGTGGAACATGTTGAAGTTCTCGAAGCCGCTCTTGTCCGCGTCCACGAACTCGACGCGCAGCGTCCCCGCCTTCTCCACACGGTACATGAACGAGAGATACACCACACCGGGAACGCGAAGTCCCTCACTGTTGGTCTGCCGGTATTCTGGCACGAGGCGGAAGTCCTCCAGTTTCTGCATGATGTAACCGCCGCGGATATAGGCGTAGGGGTTCGTGCCGTCATGGCGTATCTCGGCATAGCCTCCGGGCTTGGAGGAGAACACGGATCCGTTCGCCCAGATCCACCTGCCCCCGAAGGTCAGGAAGGTGGCGTTCACCCCGGTGTTCCATTTCTCCCTGCCCTCGGCAAAGGAGGTGTTGTCGAAGTAGCTCTGCTCCTCGCGCAGTTCCTGGCGGAGTCCCTCCACCGCCGTGAATATCTTGCCCTCGGTGATCTCGAAACGGGTCAGTATGTCCTCACCCGTCATCAGGACGAAAGTGCCGTGCAGGAACACGTTGTCACCGTAGAGTCCGTACCCCTTCGGTTGCTTGTCCGCCGGGAAGTAGCTGTCCCTGATACCGTCCAGACAACCGAAGCGGCAGCGCAGGCATCCCTCGAAGTTCTTCTCGTGCACGCCGTCCAGCACATCGATCCTCGGCTGTCCGTCCTCCGTGGCGGAGATGGAGATAAGGTTGCGGCGCAGTTTGTCTTGGGTGTTGCCCATCAGCACGCAGTCGTCGCCGGGTTCCGGGACGACACCACCGAACTCGCTCACCGCGACGGTCACGCCCGAAGCGTCCGCCTGTGCGACCTCCACCCAGTAGGCCTTCTGCCTGCCGCCGGAGAAGGTGGCGCAGCGCATCAGGTCGTGGGCGGCGAAGGTGCATTCCTGCTCGAAGAGGATGCGGTAACTGTCGCCCTGAGGGATGACATCCCGTATCTTGCCGCTCGCGGCGGAGACGATGAGCTGTCCGCCCACGCTCCGCACTTTCTCGATGAGCAGTTCTAACGCCACCAATGACTGCCGGACGGTGACCTTGTCTATGGTCAGGTTCGTCAGTCCCGTCAACTGGTCCATCCACACCTGCCACCCCTCGCCGGTCATGCCGTCCACGAACTTGGCGGAGCGGAGCAGTTCCCGGATGACGAGGGTCAGCAGTTCGGCGTTGCCCAGACCGTCCACGCCGAAGCCCCCTTCCCCGAAGGTCACGCCCCGCAGGAACCCGATGGGCTGCGTGGCGGTGTCCGCCCTGTGCTTGCTGAGGAACTCCTTCCGGCTTCGCCGTGCGGAGAAGAGGTTGTTGTCCGTGGGCAGGGTCTCGTCCCAGCTCCGGATGATGTCGGGCAAGGAGATCCCCTCCGTCCGGCTCTTCGTGTAGTTTCTCAGCTCGCCAATGCTGTCGTTCACCCGCTCCAATGCCCCGCTCTGCAGGGCGTCGCTGATCTCGAGGTCCATCTGTCCCGGCAGGTTCACCTTGCGGGTAATCTTCGTGATGCGGCTCTGGCGGTAGCCCGTCTCCGGGAAGTATTTCTCGCTCTCCAACCGCACGCGCCGCCCGACATATAAGTCGACTTCATGCTCCTCCATCCACACGTGGTCGGTGGGGGCCTTGTACACGGAGATGTCCCGCCAATGCTCCTCGTTGTATTTCTCCACGGCCTCGGCAAGTTCCGCCTCGGCCGCCGGGTAGTACTCGTCCGGCATGCGGATATTCCAGAGGATATAGTGGTCGCCCTCCTTCGGCACGACCTTGCCGCCCGGTACCTGCGTGTCGTCGTCATACGGCCATATCGTGATGATCTCGAACTCCCGGTTCCTACTGTCGTAGTTCACCTCGAAGAAGTGGTCGTCACCCTGCCCCATGCCGGCGAGGTCGCCGTCCTGGAACGACACCCGCTTGGTCTCCCCGGGCAGCTCGTAGCTGTTCGGGTCGAAGTCGAGCGCCGTGTCCTTGAAGTAGTATATCGTGAAGGCGTTACCGTCCTTGTCTTTGGTGTTCTCGCTGCGCACGCTGCTCACCGTGCCCGTGCGGCGGGGATAGATGCCGCTGAAGGCTTCTTTCTCGTAGTGGTCGAAGATGCCGTACTCCGCCGTGCGGGTCTCGACATACTGCTTCCCGCCGGGGAGCATCAGACGGCGGTGCCCGTACCGCTCGGGGTCAATGTTCCGGGTGCTGCCGACCGGGAACAGGCGGGTGTAGAACTTCGCCGTGTTGCCCGTGTCGCGCTCCAGCTCCGTGAGTCCATTGCCGTAGCCCAGAGCGATCTCATTGCCCATTTCACACCGGCACACGTTCACCGTCTGCCCTTCCACCCACCACTCGGCCCCGCCGCCCACCTTCTCGGCAATCTCCTTCAGGGCCTCGTCGCAGTATTTCCCCTCATAGTCGATGACGATGAGATCCGTGCCGTCCACCTGCCCGACCTTCCAGTCGGTCGTGTGGCCCATACCGTCGTTGATGCACCGCACGACCATCGCCACGTGCTCCCTCGGGGTGGCGGTCAGCGTGAACTCCGGCTCGGCATTGCCGTCCGTGGTCTCCAGCACGAGGAACCGCCGGATCAGGCTCTCGATGCCGTAGAGTTTCAGGTCGTACTCCCACTGTCCCTCGCCCTTCTGCTTCGGGGTGTAGCGCTCCGTCAGCCAGTAGCGCTCGCCTAAGTAGTCCGTGTAGTCGTTCACGTCAAGCGGGATATGGGCGTAGTGTGTGAAGGAGAGCGTCAGGATATTGTCGCCCTGTACCTCCTTCACCTGCGTGCTGCTGTCGCCGGGGGCGACCTCCGCCTTCCTGTTCCCCTTGCTGTCGTATAGGATTATCATTTGAATGCTGTTCTAATGGCGTTATAATTCGTTCATATCACCGGGACGGGCTCCCGGAACTTCACCTTGAACTTCCCGGCGTGCACGCCTTCCTCCCATAGGTAGGTCAGCGGCTTGAACTTCGGGCTGTCCGTGTATTTCACCCGCAGCGTCAAGTCGAGCTGCGGGAACGATAATTCGAGCCACCCGTCCTGCCCCTTCTTCAGGAAGTTGATGAACGCGAAGTAGCTCTTCAGCCACCCCGTGCGGCTCTTACTGTACAGGGCGAAGTGGAGTGTCACGTCCCTCGCCTCGTTCCTCGGGGTGAGCACAGCGGAGTATTTCTCGCCGTCCTCCTCCCGGATGTTCACCGCCGTGTCGGCCTTGGCCTTGCTCGGCGTGAGGATGGCCGTCAGGTTGTCCATGCCCCCGGGCGTGTCCTCCACGAGGAACACGCCGTAGGTTTCCCAGATGTCCGTGCCGTTCACCAATAACAGTCCGCCCAATATCTTGTCCATGTCATTTGCATTTTAGTCCATCCCGTATGATTTTCCGTATCTCTTCCTTGATCTCGCCGAGGTGCGACGCACTCGCCCCGGTGTTCTCCTCGATGCGGGCAAGATGTCCCTCGGCGGTGTTCATCTTGTCCACCACGCTCTCCATCTTTTCGTCCATACCGCTCCAGTGCTGCAGCCCGCTCGTGAACAGGCCCTCGAGCTTCGTGCCCTGGTCCTGCGTCATGGCGGCAAAACCGCCCGCCTTCGCGCTCTGCTCCGTACCTTCTGTCGGATCGATGCCCAGGGTGTCCAGGAGGGCGTTCCGCTCTTCCAAGGCATCCTCTACGATGCTGTTGTACCCCGCACGCAGGGCTTCCGCCTCCCGGTCGGTCATGGTACCGTCCTTCATCGCGTCAGCAAAGGCATTGTACCACTCGCGTAGACGCTCGGTGTACTCACCGCTCATCATGCCCTCCACCACGGCCTGGAGCATGGTCTTGTTCAGGTCCTCGGCGAAGGTCTCCGCATCGGAGCTCATGTCCAGGAGCGTGTTCTTGAAGCTGTCGCGCAGGCTGTCGAACGGCATTCCGGTCAGTTTCTCGTAATACGCCTCCTGCAGCTCCTCCAGCTGCTTGTAGTAGCCGATATACTCGTCCATGTACTGCGCGGCGTTCTTGTAGCCGTCGTCGGCATGGCTCTTAATTTTCGAGTACAGGTCGGTGGCCTCTTCCGCCACCTTCGCCATCTCCTCGCTGCTCAGACCCCAGAAGTCGCCGGCACTACCGATGCGGCGGCCGACGATGGCGCTGATGCGGTCCCAGTCCGCACCGCTCATCGCGTCGTTGATCTTCTTGTTGGAGCTATGTGAACCGCCAATGCCGAGGAAACCGTTGCTGTAGGCCGAACCCGACCGGCTCATCATCTCCTGCGTGTTGGCCATAGACTGCTCCAGTTTGCGCTTCTGGTCCTCGTACACCCCGGAAGCGTCCTGCAGCGCCACGTCGTCCATCTTCTCGGCAAGGTTGTCGATGCTCCGCTTCAGGTCCTCGTTCGAGGCGGTGAGATACTCGATGTCCTCCTCCAGGGTCTTATCGCTGTCCCCGCTCCCCAACCAGCTGGAGAAGCCCCCGAAGGTCAGCGCGTCGAAAATCTTGCCCACGCCCTTCAGCAGGCTCTCGCCGATAGTCTTGAACAGGTCGCCGGAAAAGATGTCATCAAGGATGCCGCTCACGGCGTTGAACACCGCATCAAGCAGACCGCCGATGACCACGCTCAGACCGTCCTTGAAGATGTCGATGATGGAGACTATCCAGCCGATGATGGGCACGCTCTCCAGTTTGTCGGCCATCTTGCCGAAAGCCTCCCCCAACTTCCCCTCAAGGGCTTTCGCGCCCTTGCCGAGTGAGATGAGTCCCTCATAGGCTCCGCTGATGCTTCCGGAGGCGATCTGCTGGAGTCCGTTCTTCACGTTGTCCATGCTCGACTTCAGACTCGTGGCGGAGTTGCGGAGGGTCTGCCCCGCCGTGTCCGCCGCCTCCTGCAGGGTGGCGATGTTCTCCCGGGCGGCATCGGCGTTCGCCTGCGCGGTCTCCAAGGTCTGCGCGGCGGCCTCCTTCTCGGCATCGGTGCCTTCAGCCTGGGCGCGGGCATATTCCTGCTGTGCCGCCGTCAGCTCGGCATAGACGGTTCCGTATTCCGCCTGCGCCTCCTTGAGTGCCTGCAATGCCCGCTGGTAGGCGGTGACATCCGCCCCCAGTTTCTTGAACCCCGTCTTGCCGGCATCCCCCGCCACCTCCATCATCTGGCGGTAGGCTTCCACAAGCGCCTGCTGGCTGTCCTGGTCGGCGTTCTTGAACTCGTCGGTCTGCATGTATTTCTTCACGTCCTCCAGCACGGGCTTCACCATGTCGGAGAACATGCCGCCGAACTCCCCGAACACCGTGGCCCAGTCGATGGAGGCGCGCAGTTCCTGCGCCTCCACCCCGGCAAGACGGCTGTCCCGTTCCACGCCGAGCGACAGCTTCTCCCCCTCGCTCTGCGCCTTGCCTATTTTCTCGGCATATTCCTCGGCGATGGCGAGCTTCTGTTCCTGGAAGGTGCCGTACTGCTTCAGGTGCTCACGCATGGCGTCGAACTCCGCCTTGTAGGCTTCCGCCGTGGCACGACGGCGCTTGGCCTCGTTGAGCTCGGTGGCGGTGTCCAGGGCGGACTGCTGCCCGTCCGATAGCTCGCCGCTGCCGCCGGCTTTTTTGTTGTCACGTTTCCAGTCCTCCGTCTGCTTGGCGATCTCGTTCCTGCGGGCCTCGTACTCGTGGTCTATCTGGCGGAGTTTCTTCTGAAGGCCGTCCTCCATGGTCTCAATGTCAGCCTCGTCGTTCGCCTCCTGCAGTTTGGTAAGTTCCTGCCCCAGTTTCTCGGACAGTTTCCGCCTCTGCTCGGCTTCCCTCTCCTGACGCTCTCTCCGCTTCCGGGCGGCTTCGGCATCCTTGTCCTCTCCGGGCTTCACCCGGTCGTACTCCTTCTTGGCGGCATCGGCGGCGTCCTTCAGCTCCTTCGCCTTCTTCTCGAAGTCCTCCTGCGTGAGGGAGTTGTCCGTATTTTGAATGAAGTCGTTGTACGCCTTCAGGGCTTCCTCGTACTTCTTCTTGGCTGAAGCCGCCCAGTCGGCACTCGAGTCCGTGGGCTTGTTGCGCCGGTTCTGCTCGGAGGTCAGTTTATTGAGCTGGTACTGCAGTTCGTCCCTCGAGTATGTCCCGCGGAGCAGTTCGTTGCCGTAGGTGATTTGACCTTTCTTCTTGCCCTCCATCTCCATCCGGGCGAGCAGGGTCTTGCGCTGCCGGATCTGGGCATCCAAGTCCCCGTTACTGATCCCCGTGAGGTCGGCGAAGTAAGCATCCACCTGGTCCTTCCGTACGGCCTGCTGAAGCTCTCCCCGCTTCTTCTGCAGGTTCTTCAGCCGGATTTCCTCGTCGGAGGTGAGACCCCCAACCTTCCTCATCCTCGTACCGCTACCGTTGGCATCCTCCCAACGCTCGGTCTTTTTCTTGGCCTCCAGATCAGCTATATCCTTCTCCACCTCAGCCAGTTCATTCGCCGGATTGGAGATAGATTTCTTTCCCTCCAACTCGGTTATCTCCTCCTTGATCCTCTTGATGTTCTTCAGCTTCTCGTACTCGGTGTCGTACTTGGCAAAGATATCCGGGTATTTCTGCTCCAGCTGGTTCAGCGCCTCACGGCGGGTGTCCGTGGCCACAGCCTCGTCCCCGGCGATGGAGCAGAGTTCGTTGATCTTGCGCAGGTGTTCCTCCTCCGCCTCGATAGTCTTCTGCTTCTGGTTCTGGTATTCCTCCTCGGCTTCCTGCAGGCGTTCGGTCTCGGTTTTCATCGAGATAAGCGCCACCGCCACCCCGGCAAGCAAGGTAGCGACAAGCACGTAGGGGTTGGCAAGCATCGTGGCATTGAGCAGTTTCTGCGCCCGCTCCACAAGCACGAGCCAGTGGTAATGCAGGGCTTCCGCCGCCGTGGCCCACCCCTTCATGGCGACCACGGCCATGATGGCGGTGCGGTACACACCGTAGGTGCCCACCAGCCCGAGCAGGATGCGTCCGAAACGTTCGTAGTGCTCCACCATGTACGACACGCCACTGAGCGTGGTGTTGATGACTCCCTCACTCTGCTGGCCGATTTCGTTGAACATCATCGAAATGGCATCTTCGATGTTACTGATCTGCCCGGTGATGGTCTTGCTCTGCTCCTCCATCAGCCCGCCGAACTTGCCTCCCTCACCGGTCAGGCTCTCGATGACAGCCTGCACTTCGGGGAAACCCACCTTTCCGGCTTCGACAAGTTCCTTCACCCGGCTCTCGGCCACACCGAACTGCTTGGCCAACTCGCTGATCATCGGGATTCCCCTGTTGGTGAACTGGTTCAAATCCTGTGTAAAAAGCCGTCCCTGCGCCATTGTGGTGCCGTAGAGGTACACAAGGTCGCCCAGCGGGATGCTCAATCCCGCAGCGATGTCACCAAGGCGCACGAGGGTCTCGTTCACCTTTTCCGCCTCAAGACCGTAAGCAAGGAGCTGCTTGGCTCCCTGAGCCACGTCCTCCAGCCCGAATGGGGTCGTAGCGGCCGTACGGGCCAACTGCATGAGTAGGGCATCAGCCTTCTCCGCGCTGCCCAACATCGTACGGAACGCAGCCTCCAGTTGCTGGAACTCGCCACGCACCTTGGTGATGTTTCCCACGAGCTCCTTGATGGTAAACGCAGCGGCGAGCTTCTTCACGGTGCCCTCCAGCGACATGCCGCTGCGGTCGAGCTTGCGCATCTCGTCGTTGGCCGACGAGGTCTTCCGCTTCAGCTCGTCGATCTTCTCCTCTGCCTTACCAAGCCGCTGCGACAGCTTGTCCACCATCAGGAATTCTATTCTTACCGGTTCCATTCTTATAGCTTGCTTTGATAAAATCCTGCAATATCCCGGGCTTCCTCCTCTGCACTCTTCTCGCGACGGCCGGTTCCGGGGTCCTTGTCTCTCACGTATCGGGGCGCGTCGCTCAGCATCATGATCAGGGTCTGGTAGTTCACCCTGTTCAAAATGTAGTCCACGCTCCACCCTGTGGCGTCAGCTATCTGCCACACAAACCCAAAGGGGCTATGGGAGCCTTCGTAGCGGCTCTTTAACTCCCCTTCTTCTTTCGGCTCACTCTCAGCGTCATCGGATTCGTCCGCTCGGCTGATCTGATAATAGGTATAAAAGGGTCTGTGCCCATCAGGCTGACGAAACGGCGTACCGCCCCCAGCAAGTAGCGTTGTTCCATGAAGTTGCGCACAAACCACGACACCGCGCCCACCAGCAGGTGGCGGGAAACCCAACCCCTGCAGATCGTGTAGGCCACCATGCGGCAGACCTTTTTCCCATGGTCAACGAGGAAACGCATTTCCTCCTCCTTGGTGAAGTTCCACATCTGCTCGCTCGTGACCCCCATGGAAAGGTATGTCCGGGCAAAAAGGATCTGCCCGGACATATAAGGCCGCTTCATCGTCACGCGCAGCTCGACGGGTGCTTTCCTCCACGGCAGGCGGAAAGCCTTCAGCGGGACACTGACCCCGATATCCAGGAGGGCATCAGCTCCCTCCCGCTGGATCTGTCTAATGACGCTGTCTTCCATAAGCCGCCTCCTCCCTGTTTACTCGACAGCAGCCGGAAGTTTATAGCCGCCCGTCTTCCACTCCGTAGGCAGTTCGTCGGTATTGAATACGCCGTAAGGGTCTCCGCCGTCCTCCGGCATCGTCACTTCCAGCGAGCACTCTACCTTCGCGGTCTCCGTCAGCGTCAGCTTGCCACCGAGGTTCGACAGTAGCGTGGCGTTCGGCATCAGGATGCTCTGCCCCGACACGAGGTCAATCTCCCACGGTCCCGACATCAACAGGGCTGCAGAGGGTGCCGTCCAGCCCACGGGGTTCTCCTTCTCCATGTCGTCATCCTTGTAGTGCAGACTGCCGCCGAGCAGCTTGTGCAGGTTCTCGTAGTTCAACTGGATGATGTTGAACGTCGGTGCGATGCTTCCGTTCGACTGCGGGATGACCAGCACAGGGGTGCCCGGCACCTGTTCCGCCTCGATACGGGCAGCCTCGGGTTTCTTGCCACCCATGTCAAACGAACCTTTTTCGATATAGCCCACGATGAAGTCCTTGTACTTCACGGCGCCGATTCCAAACATGAAATTCTCGTTCATCTTCTTCTCATTTTTAGGATTGTCAATACTATGCCGGTCGCCAACCCGGCGATAAAGGCGATGATGGCTGTTTTAACGGGATTCGTCCGTCGTTCGTTCTCCGTTCGAACAGTCTGCTCTAATGCCTCACATCGGTCTCGGTACAGGGCAGTCTCCCGCTCGTAACGCTCGCATTGCCGCTGGAGGCTGTCGCAGGTGGCGTACACGATGATCGTGTCGCCCCGGTGTTTCACCACCGCGCTGGCCTGTCCGCTCCTGGCACGGTACTCGGCCGCCTCTGGGAGCTTACGGAGGCTGTCCGCCGGTATCTTCAGCACCGCCTCCGACATCGGCACCGTCACAGTCTCCAGCACCCTCACCTCGCGCGTGAGGCTGTCCGCGGATACCAGGATTTCGGCCGCCGTCTGCGTGCTGACTGCCTTTCGGCAGGTCCCGCAGCTTTGAAAGCACAGGGCAATCAACACGGAACTTACAGCCGTTGGCACTCTCCACAGCCTTGCGGAAACGTGCCATCTCCCGCTTGGTCGAGCCGAACTCCTTCTTGGTCTCACGCAGTTCTTCCCTGGTTTCACTCAGTTCCTTCTTTAATGGTTCCACAATGTTCTCTATCAGTATCCGGGTGGCGTGCTCAGCGTTGTCAATCCGCACCGCCTCGGCTTCCGCCTTGGCCTTGTCGGCATCGGCCTCTGCCTTCCGCACCGTGGCGCGGAGCGTGACAATGCCTGCAAGGGCCGCCAGCAGCCCGCCTCCCAGCACAAGGTTGAGTATTTCGCTAAGCTCCATATCGTCCTCCCTTCCTATTGACGGATGCCTATCGACTTCAGCCACGCCTGCACGTCGAAGCTCGGGCAGGCTTTCGCCGCCAGCTCGTTGTGCCCCACGATTCTCACGTCGGGGAAGCGACGGTGGAAGTCCTTCACATACCGCTCCATGGCTTTCTTCTGACATGGGGTGCGCGTATCCTCCGGGGTCTTGCCGTCCCCGGCGACACCGCCCACATAGACCACATGGCGGCTCACGGAATTATAGCCTTTGGCTCCGTTGGTCACCTCCCATGGGTCGACCATGGCATCCTCGTTGTTGTCAACCAGCCGCTCCACGCCGCCGTTCAAGTGGAAGAGGTCGGTATACCCCACCTGCTTCCAGCCCCGGCCGCCCTGGCTCACGGGGGAGGTGTGCCAGCGGCGGATCTCCGCCCCGGTCACCTCACGCCCGCGAGGGGTGGCGGTGCAGTGTATGACAAGGTATCGCAACGCTCCCATCGCCTACGCTCCTTTCTTGGGCTGGTTGATGGTTATCTGCGCCGTCTTCGAGCTCTCGCCGTCAAGGGTGAGGGTCAGCGTGCCGGTCTTGGGACTGCCCGTGGCGTTCTCACCGGCGGTAATCTTCACACCCGTGGCGGTCTTCTCCACCTCGAAGCCTGCCGGGGCTTCACCCACGGTGTAGTCGCCGCTCGCCGTCACCGCCACCTCCTGGCTGCCGCCCTCGGCCGGTATGGTCACCGTTGCCGGATCGGCGGAAATCATGCCCCCAATGGTGGTGCTGGCGCTGTAGATCGCGCCGATGGCATCCGCCAGCTTCGGCATGCAGATGAAGTAGTGGCGGAAGTTCACCTTGTTGCGCTGGTACTCGGGGTCGGTCTCCGCCGCGCTCCAGTACATCTTCGTAGAACCGGTGGCCTTGAACACCCTCGGGGTGTAGAAGGCGAACGATGCCTGGTAGCCCGTGGTGGACTTCAGGGCGCACTTCACGCCCGCCGTGCTGTAGTACGGGTTGTTGGCGAACTCATAAACCGCAAAGCCGTACAGGTTGGCGATCTTGCCGGTGGTGTAGTTGTAGTACTGGTCGGCGAACTTCTGGTCTATCATCAGCAGGTCGTTCACATGGTCGCTACAGAGCACCAGGCGGCGTCCCTGCGTTGGGATGCGCAGCTTGTCGAACTTCGCCTTCAGGGCGATGATGTCCTCTCTCGTCAGACGTTTTCTGCCCGTGCCGTCATCCTCGCCGGTAGTGGCGATGACCGGGGTCTTCGCCGTGTTCTTCTGCGGGGCGAGGGCATGCGCCGCCTTCTGGAACTTGGAATCGTTCAGAGCGTTGGCGTGGCTCTCCTTCACGCGGCTCATCTTGTCGTAGCTGATGGCGTACAGCTCATCGTCCGTAATCGGCGTGACCTGCGTTTGGAACTTGTCCAGGCTGATGGCGATGTCCTTGTCGTCCAGCGCCTGCAACGGGATGGGATAGGTGGTGTTGTTCACCAGCACGTCGGGGTCGATGCCAACCTCCACCAGGTGGATGACGTCGTTGTTCACGATACTCGACTGGTCGGGGATGCCGTCCAGCCAGGTGGATTCCAATCCGGCGCGGAGGGCTTTCACCATCTCGCCCGTCCAGATTTCCTTCAACACGCCGGCACGCAGTACCCCCTGCGGGAACGCCACTCCGACAAGGGCGGCAATGGCATTCGCGCCGACGGCACCGGCCACCGGCGACACACCCACTGCCGCACCGAACACGACTCCCGTCAAGGCATTGAACAGGACAGCCGCAAACATGGTTAAAATCGTTTTCATTGTCTTTTTGTTTTTGTTGGTTTCACATTCTTCTACTTGTAGTCGGCGCACTCGATGCCGTACTCCGCCTTGTACAGGCGCTTGTACTCGTCCGGCTGTTTCTCGCGGATCTCCAATAGCTTCTCGTAGGGCACCTCGCTCAGTTTGGTGTAGGTCGCCTGTCCGCCCGGTGCCCCGCCCTGCGGCACGATGGTGCGGCTCAGCTTCACCTGCGGCGACATGGCGGCGAAGATGTTCTGCAGCTCTTCCACGCCCACCTTCTTGCCCAGCTCGATGAACTGCTCCTTCTTGTCCGCGCCGATGCGCTTCTCCCCGATGGCGGTGTCCACAGCCGCAGTGATGCCCGCGAGTGTCAGGGTCTCCTTGTCCTTCCTCAGCGTCTCGTTCTCCGCCTTGGAGGTCTTCAACTGTTCGATGGCAGCCTCGATGGCTGACTCATCCGCCGTTTCCGGCAGGCCTAACTGCAAGGCCAGCTTTTTCTGTTCCATTTCTTTCTGTTGATTTGGTTTGTTGATATTCAGTACCGGCAACGGACACTCCCCGTCCTTGCCCAGCGTGATACGCTTCCCGTCCTTCTGCAGCACGATGGCGTCGTCGTTCGCCCCGATGTCCACAAGGCTCACCTCGAAGAGCTTGCTTTTCGTGATGGTGGGGCTGGTCTGCCCCTGCACCAGGTGTTCCTTCTTCTCGCTCATCTCCAGAATGTCGATGCCGACGCTCACCATCCTCAGGCTCCCGAACTCGTACTGCTTCTTGCACCGCTTCGAGAGCTCGGAGGCCTCGTCGAACATAAGCTCGCCCGTCACCTCGTCGTCCTCCACCTTCAGGTCCTTCACGTAACCTATGACATTGCCGCGCTCATGCTGGTAAAGCAGCACCGGGTTGCGGCAGTACTGCCCCACGTCCATGCCCGAGGTCAGCACGCGCGTGCCGTAGCTGTTCAGGCTGTCATTTGAAATTCGTACTCTCTTGCTCATCGCTTTTTCGTTATTGTTGATCCGTTCAGCCGGGGTTCTCCGCCCGACCGCGATGCAATATTAGCCTATCGTACGCACCCCGCGAAAAAAGTGTGAAACGGTTGCACACTTCTATGAAACGGTTGCACACTTTTTTTGCCCGCACGCGTTTCTGACGCAAATTTGCCCGTACAATCAATCATTCATTCATGCGCTTATGACGAAAGCAGATACAGAGAAGAAGAAGTCGCTGGCCAGGTCGCTGTACCTCGCCGGCATGGAGCAGACGGAGATCGCCGAGAAGGTGGATGTCTCGCGCGTCACCATATCCAAGTGGTGCAACGCCGAGGGATGGAAGGAGGCCAGGGCGGCAAAGAGCGTGACACGCCCCGAGCTGGTGAACAAGCTCCTGCTCACCATCGATACGCTCATCACTCAGGTGAACGCCTCCGACGACCCGACACTCATCGCCGGGCTGGGCGACAAGCTCGCCAAGCTCTCGGCGGTCATCGAGAAGCTCGACAAGAAGGCGAACGTGGTGGACGCCATCGAGGTGTTCATGGCGTTCTCCAAGTGGATAGAGTTCCGCTCCGCCGTCGACCCGGAGGTCACGCCCGAACTCATCAAGGCCATCAACAAGTACCAGGATCTGTATATCACCGAGCAGATGGGCATAAAGTAGTAGGCGGACATGGCGACACAGGCGGAACAGAAACTGGCTTACGAGCAGTGGAAGGAGCACTGCAAGAGGGTGCAGTCCATCACCGACACCGCCCTCATGGCCGTAGAGACCCCGGCGGCGCGCGACAGGCGGCGCAAGCGCCTGCTCGACAACTACGCGGCGTTCTGCGAGTACTACTTCCCCCACTACCTCACCCTGCGCGACAAGGTGACGGGAGAGGTTCTGCGCACCATCCACAACGCACCCTTCCACAACGAGGCGGCGCGAAAGGTGCGCTCCACGCCCAATCTCAAGGCGGTGTTCCAGTGGCCGCGCGGACACGCCAAGTCCACGCACTTCGACATATTCATGCCCCTGTGGCTGATGTTCCAGCCCAAACGGCTCATCAGCTTCATGGTCATCGTCGGTAAGTCGGAGGACTCCGCCATACGCCTGCTCGGCGACATTCAGGCGGAGCTGGAGCACAACCAGCGCATCATCGCCGACTTCGGAAGGCAGCGGGGGAGCGCGTCGTGGCAGGACGGGGAGTTCAAGGCCGCAAACGGCGTGAAGTTCCTCGCCTGCGGACGGGGACAGTCGCCACGAGGCCTGCGGGACCGCGAGAGCCGACCGGACTACATCGTCATCGACGACCTCGACGACGACGAGCTCTGCCGCAACGAGAAGCGCGTACATGACCTCACAGACTGGGTGAAGGAGGCACTCTTCGGCGCGCTCGACGTGGGACGTGGACGCTTCATCATGGTCGGCAACCTCATTTCCAAGAACTCCGTGCTCTTCAACATCGCCCGCACACCGGGCGTGTTCGTCTCCGTCATCAAGGCAGTGGACCGCAACGGCGAGCCGGTATGGAGGGAAAAGTGGACGAAGGAGGAGGCGCGCGAGTACCGCGACTTCGTGGGATACCGCGCCTGGGAGAAGGAGATGATGCACAACCCCATCGTGGACGGCACCATCTTCCGCGCCGAGTGGATACGCTTCAAGAAGATGCCCAAGCTCTCGAAATACGAGATGCTGGTGTGCTACACCGACCCGTCGTTCAAGTCCACGACATCCAACGACTACAAGGCATCGCGCCTCTGGGGGAAGATCGGCAACGAGCTCCACCTCATAGACTGCTATGTCCGGCAGGACACGGTGTCGGGCATGGTGCGCTGGCTCTACAACCTCTACGAGTCGCTGCCCGAGGGGGTGGCGGTGCGCTTCTTCATGGAGGCGAACTTCATGCAGGACATCATCCTCGACGAGTTCACCACCGAGGGGAACATCCGGGGATACCAGCTCCCCCTGCTCCCCGACAAGCGAAAGAAGCCGGAGAAGATCCAGCGCATCGAGGCGGTCTCTCCCCTCTGGGAGCGGGGATTCGTGTTCTACAACGAGGCGCTCAAGGACTCCCCGGACATGCAGGTGGGCATCGAGCAGACGCTGGCGCTCGAGCGCGGAAGCCGCGTGCATGACGACGCGCCGGACGCAGACGAGGGAGCCATCTGGTACCTCCAGCGCAACACCCGGCAGGAAAGTTTCAAACCGATGTTCGGCGCACGCCCGACATCAAAAAATATATGGTAGCATGATACGACTCATCAGAAGGCTCATATTCGCCTGGAAGTACAGGCGCGCCGTCCGCAGGGCGGCAAGGCTTGCCGAACTCACCGGCATGCGCTATCTCGTGATTTACCTGAACGGCTCGCTCAAAGTCGTGCCCAAACGGACCATCAGGGAGTTGGTGCGCAGGCACCGCTTCCGCAAGGGGGTGACGGTGGACGACATCGAGCACCGGGCGCTCTTCATAACCAAATAAGCAGGAAGGAGGGGATATGTTCGTGACGGAAGAGGACTACAGGGTCGTCATCGGAGACACCGCGCTGAAGGTCATATCGCAGGTCAGCGCGGAGAACAGGGAGAACGCGGAAGCGGAGGCCCAGGAGGAGATTGCGGGATACCTGCGACCCAAATACGACACCGGGGCAGTGTTCAGCGCCGGGGGCGCGGAGCGCAACCGGCTCATCGTGATGTACACCTGCGACATCGCACTCTACCACATGAGCGCGGCCATGCCGCAGAAGATGGGAAGCGAGATACGCAAGGAACGCTACGACCGCGCCATAAAGTGGCTCGAAGGGGTGCAGGCGGGGAAGATCATCCCCGACCTGCCCCAGGCACTCGACGAGGAGGGCAACGCCACGGGGGAATCCATACTATACGGCTCACAGCCGAAACTTAGACATAACTGGTGACATGGCACGAAAAAGATACACTCAAAAGACCGACGACGGACTGCTGCACACGCCGTTCGGGGATTTCAGGCTCGCCAAGGGCGACCGCAAAAGGGTGCAGAAGATGGTCATCGACCTCCAGCGCGCCACCGACGCACTCACACGCCAGGACATGCAGGACTGGCGCACGGCATGGCAGATGGCCATCAGTGTGGACAGTCCCAACCGCCAGAGGCTCTACGACATCTACCGAGATGCCTTGGTAGACCTCCACCTCTCGGGTTGCATCGAGCAGCGAAAAGGGTTCGTCATGAGCCGATCGTTCAAGCTGGTGAACGCCGCGGGGGACGAGGACAAAGAGGCACTGCACTACTTCGACCAGGCTTGGTTCAAGCAGCTGCTCAAGTACGCACTCGACTCCATCTACTGGGGACACTCGCTCATCGAACTGGGAGACATCACCACCGATGGGGACGGCTGCGTCTGCTACGAGGGGGTGACGCTCCTGCCTCGCAAGCATGTCATCCCGGAATACGGCCGTGTGGTGACCGACCTCGGGCAGGACTGGACGACGGGCATCGACTACCGCCGCCCGCCGTTCTCTGACTGGCTCATCGAGGCGGGACAGCCCGATGACCTCGGACTTCTGCTCAAGGCGGCCACGCAGACCATACCCAAGAAGAACACGCTCGCGTTCTGGGACACCTTCAGCGAGATATTCGGGATGCCCATGCGCATAGCCCGAACCACATCACGCGATCCCAGGGAGCAGGCGAAGCTCATGGACATGCTCAACAAGGCGGGGACATCGCTCTCCATGGTCGCGGGCATGGAGACGGAGATAGAGTTCGTGGAGAGCGGAAAGAGCGACTCCTACAATGTCTATGACAAGCGCATCGACCGGGCGAACTCCGAGCTCTCGAAGCTGGTCATCGGGCAGACCATGACCATCGAGGACGGCTCCAGCCTCTCCCAGTCGCAGACGCACCTCGAGGTGTTCGAGAACCTCGTGGAGAGCGACCGCGACATGCTCCGCGACATCGTGAACAACCAGCTGCTCCCGCGCATGATGCGCCACGGGTTCCCCGTGAAGGGACTGCGTTTCGAGTGGGACGACGCGGTGGACTACACCCCCGAGCAGCAGGTGGCATACGAGACGATGGTGGCGGACCGATACGAGGTGGCCCCGGAATACTTCGCCGAGAAGTACTCCATGCCGGTGGGGGAACGCCGCCAGCCGACAGCGGTCATGCCGCAGTCCGAGGACAGGGAGGACGGCGAAGAGGAAGACGACAAACCGGAAAAGGGCAAAGGGAAAGCCCGGAACGTGCGCCCTTTTTTCGACTGAGCCCCACGGACTATGTGGGGCTGCACGAGAGGTATGCCACACTCATAGGCGGCTGTGAGGCCTCTTTCGCCAAGGGCATCGGGAAGGAGGTGCAGGAGGAGATCACCCGCATGTTCGACGGCATGATGAAGGCACTCTACCGCCAGAAGGGGGCGAGTCTGGATATATCCATACTCGAAAGCCCGGAGGCGCAGGGGTTCATCGACACGCACGCCGCCGTGCTGGACTCCTCATTCGAGAAGGCGGAGATGTCAGCCGCCATGCGCGACCGTCTCCGGCAGTCCGACTATGTGTTCTCCGGCATGAAAGCGTTCCACGAGTTCAACGAGGCGTTCCCGTCCCTATTGGATGAGAACGGCGACAGAAAGCCCTTCGAACGCTTTTTGAACGACGTGCGGAGCATCGACAGCACCTACAACGGAAACTATCTCCGGGCGGAGTACAACTTCGTGGCGGCATCGGGCGAAATGGCGGGGAAATGGGAAAGGTTCGTGCAGGACGGCGACCGCTACAACCTGCAGTACCGCACGGTGAACGATGGCAAGGTGCGCCCGGAACACGCCGCCATACACGGTGTGACGCTCCCGGTGTCCGACCCGTTCTGGGATATATACTTCCCGCCAAACGGCTGGAACTGCCGATGCACGGTCGTGCAGGTGCGCAAATCGAAGTATCCGGCGACCGACCACGACGAGGCGATGGCGCTCGGAGAGGAGGCACTGGCCAAGGACACCAAAGGGATGTTCCGCTTCAATCCGGGCAAGGAGCGCAAAAGCATTCCCGACTACAACCCCTATACCATCAGCCGGTGCCGCGACTGCGACATCGCAAAGGGGAAGATCAAGCTGGCGAAGGCTTTCACCCCGGACAACCAGGTATGCCAGGCATGCGAACTGCTCCACAGATGCGTAGGACAGGCAGGAAAATCAGAAAGGGCTATCGAGAGAACCCACTACCTGCACGAGATGGAACCGCTCCTGAAGAAATCGGAGGTTCTCAAGACGGACGGGAAGAACATCAGGGTGGGATTTACCGCATACGGGAACAAACACCTTTTCAGCGACACTTTCGGACGGTCGTCCGTCCTTACGAAAGATGACCTGGCAACCCTCGACAAGGTACTGAAGGGCGCACAATTCATTGAATCGTCACCGTTGACACATCCAAGAACTGACGGCATCGACAGGTTCTTCTACTTCAAGGCCAAAATTCGGGAACAATGGGTAAGGCTGAATGTGGCCAAACAGGTATGGAAACGGGACAAGGGATTCATACAGGTGACCTATTTTCTCTATTCGATAAACGACATATAACAAAAAAGCACCTTGGGCGACGCTTAGGACTCAATTGCCAGGTTGTCATTCCCTCAGTGCTTTGATGCAAAGATACAAAACATTTTCAAAACTCAGTCATCATGAACAAGATTCTTTCATTTCTCAAACAGAGCAACCGCTACAAGCACCTCATAGGCGGTCTGCTCGTGGGGCTTGCAGCCTTGAACCCGTGGTGCGCCCTCTATTCGTCCGTCGTGGCGGCCTCCTGCCTCGAACTCAAGGACAAACTCAAGGGAGGTTACTGGGACTGGCTCGACTGGATTATGACAGTCATCGGGGGCAGTATCGCGGCGGTTGTCTGGTTGTTTTTATAACAGCAGCATTTGCAAGTCGTGTTTATTGAGTAACTTTGCCACCAAGGCGGAGTTCCCCATAAGCCGTGTGGTTTATCGTGGCTACAACAACGCGAACCCGAATGGCGGTGTGTCGTACGCGAATGCGAATAACGATGCATCGAATGCGAACACGAACATCGGGTCGCGGCTTGCAAACAACCGAAGACATTTTCAATCGGCCTACGACACCGGGCACGTGTACCCACCGTCGTGCCGAGGGGAATGAGCCGCAGCAACAGCATCCGTCAGGATGGAAAGCTGAAAAAACACTCGTTGGGCAGGGTTTGGTAGGCCGCCTCGGCGGTTCGAAGAAGTCGGGCTCAGGGATTGAAGGCCACAAGGCCGAAACCGTAAAACATTCATTATGCGCAGGGAGGGTCATATCATCGAGGAGATCGTGGATCCCGCCAACATGGCGGAGTCTTTCAAGCAGGTACTCCGTGGCAGGGAGCGAAAACGCTCACGCCAGGGACGGGTCCTTCTTGCCCATCAGGAGGAGGTCATCGCGGAACTCGCCGCACGCATCGCCGACGGCTCGTTCAGGGTGAGCGGCTACCGCGAGCGGACCATCATGGAGGGAGGCAAGCAGCGGCGTATCCAGGTGCTCACCATGAAGGACCGCATCGCTGTCCATGCCGTCATGGCGGTCGTGGACAGGCATCTGAAGAAGCGGTTCATACGCACCACCTCCGCAAGCATCAAGGACCGGGGTATGCACGACCTGCTTGCATATATCCGCCGGGACATCAAGGAAGACCCCGAGGGGACAAGGTACTGCTACAAGTTCGACATCTCGAAGTTCTACGAGAGCATCGACCAGGACTTTCTCATGTACTGCGTCCGCAGGGTGTTCAAGGACAGGAAGCTCATCGAACTGCTCGACGGGTTCGTGCGCATGATGCCACAGGGCATCAGCATTGGACTGCGATCGTCGCAGGGACTGGGCAACCTGCTTTTGTCTGTGTATTTAGACCATTATCTGAAGGACAGGTACGGCGTACGCCATTTCTACCGCTATTGCGATGACGGCGTCGTGCTCGGTAAAGCGAAATCAGAATTGTGGAAGATTCGTGATGCCGTCCACGGGCAGATGGAACGGATCGGGCTCACGGTGAAAGCCAACGAGCGCGTGTTCCCCGTGGACGAGGGCATCGACTTCCTGGGATATGTCATCTATCCCGACCATGTGCGCCTGCGCAAGCGCATCAAGAGGAAGTTCGCCCGAAAAATGCACGAGGTAAAATCGAGAAAAAGACGGCGTGTGTTGATAGCAAGTTTCTACGGTATGGCAAAACACGCCGATTGTATAATGTTGTTCAATAAATTAACAGGCAAAGAAATGAAATCATTTAAGGATTTGAATGTCGCTTACAAGCCGGAAGACGGCAAGAAGCGGTTTGCGGGTGCGGTGGTAAGCATCCGCGAGTTGGTAAACCTGCCCATTGTGGTAAAGGACTTCGAAAGCGGAGTCAAAACCAGCCAGGGCGAGGACAGGTGCGTGGTCGCCATCGAGATAGGCGGCGAGCCGAAGAAGTTCTTTACCAACTCGGAGGAGATGAAGAATATCCTCCAGCAAGTGAGTGAAATGCCCGACGGCTTCCCATTCGAGACCACCATCAAGTCGGAGACCTTCGGCAAAGGTAGAACAAAGTACATTTTCACATGAGAAGAGCAGAAGGAAACGCCGGGGTCAGACTGATTGAATGCGTAAGCCCGGCAAGAAACAAATGGCGCATCCGCTGGGATGTGCAGCCGAAGGGCGATGGATCGGCCTCCTACATGGAGGAGGAGTTCTCGCACAAGCCCTCAGAGGACGAGATACGGCAGACCATAGTCAAGTGGTTCAATGACCGCACCGAAGAGAATATCCTCTCCGGGTTCGAGTGGAAGGATATGAAGGTGTGGCTCTCGGCCGAGAACCAGTTCAACTACAAGGCGGCCTACGACCTCGCCATTCAGACAGCCGGGGCGACGCTGCCGGTCACTTTCAAATTCGGGACGGACGATGTGCCTTGCTATCACACCTTCCTGACCGTAGAAGAACTGACCGACTTCTACACCAAGGCCATGCGGCACATCCAGTTCGCACTGGCCACCGGCTGGAACAATAAGGACGCTTTCAATCTGGAGTCATACCGGGTTTAGAGCAAACCCTTCGGGGGAGGGAATAAAAAAAGCCCCCGGCCTGTTAATCAGTCGTCTCACTTACTCATTAACACTACAACGCGAACAAGGCGTGACCGGGGGCAAATACCCTCGTTCGCCTTATTCGCGTTTTTAATTTGTGTGCGCTCTCCGCGCATGAATAAGTGAGACGATGCAAAGATAGTAAATTTTCCGAGTATGAAAGTAATTGAGCTATTGAAGTTAAACAGGGAACTGCTAAAAACATTCCGGGAAGCCGGAATCAGACTGGAGGACGTGATGTACATCGACCTCTATAACGAGTTCCGCGCCATGCACGCGCAGAACCTCAAGGTGTCCTATATCGTGGTGACACTCGCCGAGAAGTACAACATCAGCGAACGCAAGGTCTATGACCTCGTGAGGCGGTTCAAGTCCGACTGCAACCTTCCTGCAGTATAAACCGTCCCCTGCAGGCCGCCCTTCTCCCCCACCCGTGCTACCTTTGCTCCGGACTAAAAAAGCACGGCCATGAACAAATATCACCAGATACTGCAGAAGGTCCTCTCCGAGGGAAAGGACCAGACGAACCGAAAGGGCGAGATTCGCTACCTGCTCAACGAACAGCTGCACCTGACACCCGCCGACCTGCTCGACATCTTCGAGGGGCACGGCATAGCCCGCAAGAAACTACGCTCCGAGCTGCGCCTGTTCATGCAGGGGGAACGCAACATCGAGAAGTACCGGGAAGCGGGCATCAACTGGTGGGACTACTGCGGTTCCATACTCGTGAACTCCTACCCCACCTATTTCGAGAAGCTCCCGCCGCTCATCGAGCGCATAAACCGCGAAAAGCGCAACAGCAAGAACTATGTCCTCTTCCTCGGCTCCACCAACGCCGAGAGCAACCAGGCACCCTGCCTCAGTCTGGTGCAGTTCCAGATCGACGGCGGCAGGCTGGTCCTGTCGGCATACCAGCGAAGCTCGGACGCAAACCTCGGACTACCCGCCGACATCTACCACCTCTACCTGATGGCGAGGCAGATCGAGGTGCCGCTGGAGTCCATCACCCTGAACCTCGGCAATGTGCATATCTACAAAAACAACATAGAGAAGACCCGCTCGCTGCTCGACGGCAACGAGGAGGTGAAATTTGAACTAAACGTATGAGGAAACACTATCTTTCAGCCCCGCTGCCTTTCGTGGGGCAGAAGCGCATGTTCGCGCGCGAGTTCATAAAGGTACTGGGGCAATACCCCGATGACACCGTGTTCGTGGACCTGTTCGGCGGCTCCGGACTGCTGTCGCATATCGCCAAATGCCAGAAACCGGGGGCGACCGTGATATACAACGACTTCGACAACTACCGCCTCCGGCTGGAGAGCATCCCCCGGACAAACGCCCTGCTCTCCGACCTGCGGGACATTGCGGAGGGGATTCCCAAGCACGGCTGTATCCGGGGTAAACGGCGCGAGGAGATCTTTGCCCGGCTGGAGAGAGAGGAACGGGAACACGGCTACATCGACTTCATCACCGTCTCCTCCGCCCTAATGTTCTCCATGAAGTACAGGCTGAGCATTCCCGAGATGCGCAAGGAGTCGCTCTACAACAATATCCGCAAGTCGGACTACCCCGAAGCTCCCGACTACCTCGAGGGCATCACCGTGGTGTCCTGCGACTACAAGGAGCTGTTCAACCGATACAAGGACACGCCGGGTGTGGTGTTCCTCGTCGACCCGCCCTACCTGAGCACGGAGGTCGGAACCTACAACATGTACTGGAAGCTGGCGGACTACCTCGATGTGCTCACCATCCTCTCCGGACACCGCTTCGTCTATTTCACCTCCAACAAGTCGGCCATCGTCGAGCTCTGCGACTGGCTCGGGCGCAACCGCACCCTGGGGAACCCGTTCAGCGGTTGCCGCAAGGTGGAGTTCAACGCCACCATGAACTACAACGCCCACTACACGGACATGATGCTATACACCGCCGCATAATGGGCTTAAAACACCCGTCTGAGGGCATTAAAAAAGCGTTCCAAGCAATCAGCCGGGAACGCTTTTCCTTTTGGACACAGGGGCTATTTCAGCCGTTTCTGCACCACGCACTGGTACACCTCGATGTTCTCCACGATGTCCTCGTGGTTGTGGTTCGTCTGGCTCTCCACGAGGTCGAACATCATGTAGTGCTCACCTCGCAGGCACGCCAGCGCGCCGTGTATCAGCTCCGGCAGGTCGAAGACCTCCAGCGCCTCCTCCTGCAGTTCGCTGTCCGCCGATGCCGAGCCGTTCCAATCCGTCACCACATGCAGGTTCACCAACGGCTCCGCCCTGTACTCCACGCCGTTCACAAGGGCGTTCCACCGTATCGGGCAGAACTCCACGAACACCGCCGGGCGTGCCCAGCTCTCCTCCTGTTCGATGAAATCGACATTGCGGTTCCACAGGTCGATGTGGCGGATTACACGCTCCGCACCCTTCGGCACTTCTCCGCCCTTCTCTATCCCGCACACCGAGCCATCGGCAAGCCTGTACAGACCGCCCAGCTTGTCGCATATCTCCTTGTATAGTTCCTTTCTCATTTCCTTTCGATTTTATAGTCCGTCTTGAAATATTCCGTCACGTTCTCCTCGATGATCTCGCGCACCGCCTGCTCCACCTCGGGCGACACCCCGAGGAACCGCCGCCTCGGTATCCTGATGGTCGTCCCGGCCTTCTTCAGCGCCATGAACTTCCAGAACTCCGCCTCGGTGGCGAGACGCACCGTGCGCCTGTCGTTCCGCCGCTCGCCATTCTTCTTCCGCCCGAACGCCCCCGTGGTCTCGTAGTATTTCGCCCAGAAGAACCGCTTCATCTTCGGCGTGACCTTGATCTCGCCCCCGTCGTTGTGGATGGCGGCATACGGCAGGTCGGTATAGAAGATGATACTGTTCTCCGTCGTCCGGCTGCTTACGCTCCGCCGGAGGTCTCCGGTGTCCACGAGTATCGTGCCGCCCGGGCGGGTAGGGCTCTTGCGCCTCTGCCACGCCTCGCTGAAAAACGCCTGCCGCTCGAAGTTGCGGTCGAACTCCTCAGTCATCTCCACCCGGATATCCTTCAGGATGTTTCGTATAATCAGCTGGGTGTCCCTGTTCATTATCGTCATAGTTGAAATCCAGATACATCTGCACGGCCCTCAGCGTCTCGTTGTGGGGCTGGCAGGAGGCATTGAGCAGGTTGTAGAAGGTACGCTCGGACACGCCATAAACAGGATACACGTACCTGCGCCAGATTTCCCGGTTGGGAACACCTTTCTTCGCATATTCGTCGTATATCCTGTTTATGTCAGCCACTCGCTTCAGATAACTCACTCCGTGCCTCTTGGTCATAATTGCCTATTGGTTGTCCTTGGGTTTGTACGGCCGGATGTCAAGCACCATCTTCGCGCTTACCGTCACCCTGCCGCTTCCGCCGCACTGCGCGCATACCTCCTCGACGGTCTCGGTTTTCTTCCTTTCGAATATCCGGGAGGGGTATTCCACTGTTCTATGGACTTTGCCTGTGCCGTGACATGCACGGCACAGGGCCACTTTCGGGGTTTTCTCTACTTCCTGTATCATGTCGTTCTGTATTTAAGATTCTGTCATACCGAGAGGGATAGGCTTCCACATCCCGTTCTCGTTCTTTATCTCAGCCCTGATGAACTGCTTGCTCACCTCCGGCTGGTAGCTCTCCTCGATGATACGCACGCCCTCCATGAAGCGGTCGTCACCAGTCTCCATCGCCACCTTGCGCAACTGCACGATACGGCTCGCCTTGAGCGTGCCCTTGGCGTCGCGCGCCAGCAGGCGGAGCACCATGCTCACCAGCGAGCGGGTCTTGTCGTCCTTGGCGAGGCTCTCGATGTACTCCTTCACGATGGCGATGCCGTCCTCCACCGTGTCGCGGTAACCATCCGTAACATACACGCCCAGGGTGATACGCTTGTTGCCCTCGCTGTTGGTGAAGGTATGGCTGCGCTGGTCCTCCTTCAGCTTGGTCTTGAAGAGGTCGCCCTTCATTTCCAGAATGGTCTTGAAGTTGTCCATCACCCGCTGCTTGCTCTCCTTGATGCGTCCGCTGATCTCCTCCAGTACCGGGATGGAGCGCTCGATCTCGTCATCGACGAGCTGCCTGTACTGTTCACGGTCGGCACGGGCTTTCTCCTCGGCCGCCTTTTTAGCTTTCGCCGCCTGGAAGGCTTCGAACTCCGCCTTCTCCTCCGCCGTCATGACGACGGTCGTCTGTCTGTTTTCGTCCATTTTCTTTCGTTTTATGGGTTAATACTCGTTCTCGTAGTCCTGCATCTCGAGGTCGTCGTCGAGGATCATCGCCTCGCTCTGGGCGTAGGCCCAGTCGGCAAGCTGTCCGAAGAAGTCGGCGGCCTCGTCCCGCTCCATCTTCAGGGAATCCTCCCTTGCCTGTTTCTTCAGCGCATCCAGCGCATGTTCCGTTCTCTTGTCCATATCGTTCAGCATTTGGGGGCATCCTGATCTATGGGGATATAGAACATGATGCCCGGTTGTCTTGGGTGTTCGTTCTCTGCTTTCCGGGGCTTCAGTCCGCCGTTGTGCTGCATGGCGCGCAGTTTCACCGACAGGGCTTCCAGTTCCTCGTTCGTCAGCCGGGCGAAGGGCTTGCCAGCTATCCTCCTGTCCTGGCAGAAGCTGTTGATGCGCGTCCAGTCGGTGGTGTCGATGCCCAGCTGTTGCATCAGGCGCAGGCACCGGCTGCGGAGCCTCTTCTGCTCGTCCCTGCGCCCGGTCAGGCGTTCCAGCGCCTCGCAGCAGGCATCGTACTCCTTCCTCGTCATCTCTCGAAGGCTCCCGGTGCGGTTGCCGGTCCACTGCATCACGATCTCCTGCTTTGTCGTCTCCTTGTCCCCCATGCAGGGGAGGCGGTTGAACGAGGCGTAGAACCGTGCGAAATTCGTCACTTCCTGTGCCATGGCTACCACTCCTTTTGATTCTGGAACATCACCTCTATCCCGCAGCTGCTCGCCACGTCGAGCTCCAGCTTCGCGCCCTTGCTCAGTTCCCAGCCGACCAGCATGTAAATGCCGTCGCACTGCAGCAGTTTGGCGATGTCCGCACGCATGTGCTCCATCCAGTGGGCATCCTCCGGCAGACCATTTTTGAACGGGTTCACCGGGTCGTAGCCCTTCATGCTCAAATACCGCTCGGCAAGGTCGAACGCTTTTCTTCGCTCCTCAATGTCGTGGTGCGCTATCGCGCCGCTGATGTAAACTCTCTTCTTCATATCTCGCTTGTTTCCGGTTTGACTTCCTGTTTGTTCTTCTCGTTATAGACCTCCACCGCCTTCTCCTCCCAGATGGTGTAGTACTCGCTCACCTGTCCGGCATACCGACCCTGGCAGTAGGCACGGAAGCCCTGGGTGCGCACCTTGATGCCGGAGATGTACTTCAGGCGGATGGCGGCCTTGCCTATCGGCTTCCCTTTGTCCTCCTGGCTGATGAAAACGAAGGTCTTGCGCGGGAACTCGTCGATGAGCGCCTTGGTCTTGGGATATTCCCAGCCGCCCTCGTCGTGCGCCACCTGGTAGCTGTCCACGATGACGAACTTCGCGCTCTTGGGCTTGTGCAGTCGCTCGCGCAACGCCTCGTAGTCGCCGTCGGTGACGATGCGGAACGAACCCTGTACCTCGTTCATCTTGAACTGTGCCAGCCTGCGCTGCATCGACAGCCCCACACCCTCCTCCAGGCTGACATACAGCACGGGGCCGATGCCGCAGAGCATCTTGGCGAACTGCATTACGAACGAGCTCTTGCCACTTGCGCTCGGGCCGGTGATGAACCAGGTGTCCCCCAGTTCCGGCTCGCCGAACACGTCCCGCCACCTGCCCTCCAGCGGCAACACCTTGTGGCGCATCCCTGCTATGTCTTTCGGACTGTAGGCTCGCTTTGCCATCTCCTATTCCTCCTTTTTAAGTTCGGCAATAAGCAGATCCGCAAATTCCACCGAGGCCTTTACGATGTCCCCAATCTCGACAGTTCCTCCACGGAGAAGGATGTTTCTCGACTCCTGGTATGCGACCGGCATCATCTCTTTGGCTATCTCATACCGCCGTTGTTCCCAGTCCACCTCGTTCGCCTTTTTCATCTCACGGTGAATGCCAATAACCACATCCATCGCCTGCATATCTTTCTTGGTCATCATACCGTCGCTCTTTTTAGTTTTTCAATCTCGGTATAAACTCGTCTCAAGCCCCCGCCAGTCTTGCGTACCAGGCTGGCGATATCGGTACCCGTTGGGGCATTCACCCGAGCGACTGCACCGGCCTGGTCCTTCAGGAACTTCTCTCGCTCCCGCCCGTCGTCGGGGGTGACCTTGCTGTAACGGTCACCATAGCGACTCAGCATCTCAGTATAGCCCACCTTCTTGTGCTCGATGGAGCGCTCTATCTTCTCCTTCAGTCCATCGGCACCCATCATATACCACGCGCAGCACCGCTCGGTGGCGTTCCACAAGGCTTTCAGTTCAAGAAATGCCTCATACTGCAGGTCGCCTGCCTCGTCCAATATGATGAGGGGCGTGTCGATGCTCCGCAAGTAGTACACCAGGTCGTCATAGACATCCGAGTAGCGGCCGTTGCCGCTCACACCGAACTCAGTGGCAATTTTGCGCACCAGCTTCAGCTTGGTCTTCACTTGCGAGCAGTCCACGTAGATGGCGTTACGGTGCCCTTTCACATAATACCTGGCGGTGAAGGTCTTGCCGATGTTCGGGATGTCACACAGGATAGCACTCAGCCCGCTCTGCTGGCAGAACTCCAGCTGTTTGGTGATGAAGTCGAAGGTGGCGGTACGTGCCGGTTTCCATTCGATGTCTCCGCGCAGGTTCACACCCAGTCTCCGGGCGATGGTAATCCAGTTGGCCTCGCTCAGTGCCTTGTCGGTCTGCCCGTTCTTGATGGCGCTATACACCGAAGTGGCGATACCCAACGATGCGGCATGTTTGGCATCACTCGGGTAGTTCTCACGGTTCGCCGTAATGGCGGCGATAATCCGCTGTTTGTTCTCTGTGGTTATCATATCTCACTTTTACTTTAATGTCGTTCTAATATCGTTCTAAAGGGATTCCAAGGCATCCGGAGTGTGGTAACTGACCTCCCCAAGGCAGTCGTCCAACACAGGCAGTTCCTCGGATTCAGATAGCGGGGTTGCCTCTTTCTGCGGGCGCATGATGCCCACCCTGGAGATGGCGTTCTTACGAACGTAACCGTCGAACTTGCCGATGCGCTTCTGCTGGTCCTCGTAGATGGCGGTATCCTTCTCGGTCTGCTCGGCATACACGCGGTTAAAGGTCTCCACACGTTCCACCTTGTCAATGTAGCGGTCACCCTGGAACAGATACACATCCGTGGGCTTACCCTCTTCGTCGGGCAGGTAATATGCCGTCACCTTGTAGTCGTTAGGCTTGAGTTTCTCAAGCACCGAAGGGTCGCTCAGCCACCAATCCTCATAGGCGACCCTCACCGTCGAGTTGCGACGGACGGTCGTGTCCACCCGCTCGCCGATATAGCGGCTCAGAGTGAGCTTGTCCATGCGCTCGAGCGTCGGATTGATGTTGGCGACAAGCACCTGCCAGCGAGTCATGCCCGGATATTTCTTCTGGTTCGGGTGCAGGCTGTTGTTCCATTCAGCATTGTCGGCGCGGTCTTCGGCAACAAGCTGCTCGTAGCTGTAGTATTTCTTATCCTCGTAAGTGTCGTTCTCGGCATCACTGACCTTCTTGCTCTTCATTCTCCATTTGCCCTTGCCGTAAAAGCGGCCAATGCCCTCGTGGTTCTTATGGATGATGCTGCGCTTCTTTGCGCCGTTTAATGACTCGGCGCGTTTTTCCTGGGAGTTCAGCGGGGCGCAGAAATGGACGAAAGAGAAGGCGACACCCGTCTGCAGGAAGCCGTCCTTGTACTCGCTCATCAGGTGGTTCTCTACCTCGATGCCGGCGGGCATTCCCCAGCCGTTGCGTTCCAGCAGGCGGAACATGTCCCGAAAGCATTCCACAACGAGCAGTTGGTCCTTGCTTCGTCCGTAGGCGGCTCCGATGACGCACTGGCTCAGGTCATCGTACATGTAGTAGGCGTGCACGCGCTTCTTGGTGTCGTTCAGCTTGCGGCTCAAGTCCACGTCGTCCGCCGTAATCTGGCTCAGGGCAAACTCGCCATCGTGACGGTGGACATGCGGGCGCTGCTCGTGCATGAAGGTCTCCCAGTCCTCAAGGGCGTGCGAGATCAGCACCCTGTTCTTCGGCAGGTTCAAGTAGTTGGTGATGGTACTCTCGCTTAACGCCAGCGGGTCGCCGTTCTTGTCGGTGAAGTCGTCAGGACTGAACAGCTCTCCCGTCTCCGGGTCATAAACGTCCAGCTCGCCGCACACGAAGGAGTTGTACATCTCCCAGACACTCGTGTTGAAAGGCTTATTCGGCTGAATGGCGATGGACAGGATCAACCGTTCTGTCTTGTGGTCCACCTTGCGCCGCGACTGGTTGCCGAACTTGCCGCTAATAAGGCAAGCGTAGCCGTCACGTTGGTACTCGTTTACCTTCTTCCGGAAACGGAGCATGCTCGTTGGCAACGTGTGCCCGGTCTTCATTCGGTAACCCTCCACGGCCTGCGCCATCATGCTCCAGTCGTATTTCATGCCCATCGTCTTCTGTATCGCCTTTGCGTTGTTATAAAGACGAATACAGGCGTTCAGCACGCTGGCGTTGGTCACATATTCCGCAACATGAGCGTCCGTGGCACCATCACGCCCGCACCTGGCTTTCCAGTCGGCAAAGTAGGCCGCCGCAGCCTGGTCCACCTCATAGTTCGCCTCCAGCCAGGCCAGAAGGACAGCCAAAGACGGGTCGGGATATATCTTGGTCAGCTTGTCATGGTAGGTGTCTGGGAGACTGCTTACGACGACAAGAGCATATCCGCCCCTGCCACCGCGCCGGGCGACAGTCAGCTTCTTCCGGGCGACCAACTGGCAGTAGTTACTTTGCGTCATCACGCCATTTTCTACCAGTTCCCGGGCCGATATGCAGAGTGTCTTACCGTAATACTCCATGACGACCTCCTATCTCAATGTGGCTGCCCACTCTTGAATTGCCGGGATTTCACTCACATACAATGAATCATAGTGTCTAACCTTACGCCCTTTGAAGAACACGTCCCCGCCGCCGTTGGTCTTGTCGAATTCCAGCATCGCCCCGTTGGGAAGGTACTGGCGCATGTAGTTGTCATGGTCGTGAAAACACTCCAGTTCCGGGATGATGGTCATCACGATACCATAGTGTTCCAGGGCATCCTTGCGGATACGGTTGGCAAGGTCGCTTGTGCTCTTGTAATACAATGCCTTCCACAGCGTCATACCAGACACATGGTAGGTCTTCTTCAGGTGCTCTCTCACCTCCTTGGTGATGTGGATGTACTTTTCCATTGTCTCGCTTATTTTAGTTCATTGATAATCGGTATCAGGCTCACCCCATAACAGGTAGTCAGGCGACGGACCATATTCTTCACATAGGACTCGGGAGCGGAAAATACGATGCCGGTCTCCTCATCGTAGCTGAAACTGATGCCGTCCATGATTAGGAGCATCGCAATCTTGTGCTTCACGCTCTGTGTCTGCCACTCCCTGATTTCGTCTTCCATTTCTTTAATCATTAAATCATCAAACATTCGTCAAACTCGCCCCATTTTCGTATCTTTGGGCGCGGGTTTATATGTAAACTTGTTGCAAATATAGAGACTTCTCACGAATATCGAAAGTTTTATCGTGATTTTTTTCGATTAAAAAGTAGTTTATGCCGAAATTAGGGACAATACACGAGCGAATAAAGCATTTAGTAGACACTTACGCAGGAGGTAAGAATACCGTATTCGCCGCAAAACTTGGAGTAAGTGAAGCTAACATAAGAGGATACATAAAGAATGTACTCCCGAAAGCTGATGTCTTGGAGAAAATCGTGATTTCATACGACATCAATGCTATGTGGCTTCTAACAGGACTGGGACACGAAATACTGCCAAACTCAGAGCCAGGCAGTCCAATTTTAGCTACCAATGAAACAAGTATTGCAGCATTCTTTGGTCAATTAGAACCTTACATCCAAAGTAAAGATTCTAAAATCATACAACAAGCCGAAGAAATAGGACGACTTAAACAGCAAATAGAACAACTTCAACGCGAAAAGGGGAAAGATGCATCGGATGCTCGGACTTCTGGAGTTGCAAATGCAGGCTGA